GACCATGGTAATGAGGGTAGTCATGCCGCTATGTCGCCCAGCCGGTTGACTGTCACGGTCAGGGCTGCGGTGTATGGGTTGCTCCCTGAGGACGTGCCGTAGATGGCGGGGAAAAACGAGTCCGAGGACGCCACCGTGAGGAGCCACTGGTCTGTGATCGCCTCGTTGGTTTGGCCCGTGCTATTCGAGTCGATGTGGTGTGAGCTTATTCCCGCCGCGTTCGGGTATTTGCTTGCTGTGGCCAAACCGTACGGTGTGGTCCCGATGCAGCAATCATAGTTGGCGAACGCGCTGGAATCGAATTGCGCAGAAAACAACACCTCGTACACCCCCGCTTGGTTTATTTCAATCTTGCCGGTGTAAGCGTTCCAGGACGCATAGGTCGCGGTGCTCAATACCACAGCGGTACTCCACGTGGTATTGAACGCGAAATCCATTGAAAGGCCGGTATCGGCCAATTGCATGCTGAACACTTGTTCCTCCGTTTCATCCGTCTGCGTCAGGTACAGTTTATCGGTCATCGGGTCGGAGAACATCGCGTTGGCGAAATAGTCCAACCGCACCAATCCGAAGCCGGAACTCTTCAGGTCGAGCATGAACATGCCGCCCGAGGCCGACGAGTTTGTGCCGTAGCTGAAGAAGTAGATGTCGTCGTGCACCACCGCCTGGATGGTCTCGGGCACGAGGTCCTGCCACTGCCGGCGGGTGAACACCCCCTCCGTCACGTTGCGCACGGTCGTCGGGCCGGTCATCGCCATCAGCCCGTCCGGGCTCGCGAACACCACCCCCACCTGGTCGTTGAGGTACCGCATGGAGCGCTTCGCCACGCACGCCTGCGGCGCACCGGGCTGGCTCATGCTGTAGGCGGCCGGGTCGTTGCCGCTGGCGCTGTAGACGAACTTCTCCGTCCCGACCACCACCGTGGTATCGATGTTGGCAATCGCCACAATGTCGGTGTCGGTGATGAGGCGGTTCCCGACTGGCCAGGCGTGCGGACGGTTCTGCGCGCTCAGGCAAAGCTGGTTCTTGCTGAACCCGGCCATGACCCCGTTCGGCAGGGCGATGATGCCGCGCAGGTCGTCCGGTGGGGGGTCGAACTCTTCGCTCTCCAGCACCTCCCCGAGCTGTTCGTCGGTGAGCACGTCCTCGTAGGTTTCTGTTGCCAACGGGATCTCGGCCACGAACCGGAACACGGTCCCGGTGTTGCCGGTGGCAGCTCTGTAGATCCGCTTCGTGGCGATGCCGTACGTACTGCTGATCCAGCCCGGGATCGTGGTGGGCGTGGTCACCGCCACCGATACGCCGTCCGGGCGTTGGATCGTGCTGCTGGGCGCGCTGGGGGCGGACTCCTCGCCCAGGTCGTTCACGAACGTGTAGACGTAACTGGTGGCGATGTTGACCGGGGTGTACCCGTTCGACCCGCTGGCCTGGACGTGGATGTTGTCGAAGAGGGTCTGGAACAAGGACCCTGAGTCGTCAGGCGACGCCGCGGTGAAGCCGCAGTAATCCCCCACCGTGAACGTGCCGGTGGCGGTCACCGTGGCAAGCTGCGCGGACCCTTGGTACAGGCCCACGATCACCGTCTGGGTGCCGTTCGAGTTCACCGTGACCGTCGTGTCGAGGGTGTACCAAACCCCGCCGGAGATGGACCCCGCCGAGATGGAATTCACCCCGGCCGAGGTGTACCAACTCCACTCCGTCGCATTGCGGATCTGCAGCGAGCCGTTGATGAGGCCTACCTGCACGCCAGCGCCGGTCTGCGATGCGCCGACGCCGAACATGGCCACCTTCTGTGCCGTGTCACCGGCGAACCGAATGTCGCAACTCGCATGGATCACCGCAGCCGCGCCGATGCCGAAGCTCTTGTACGCGAACGGCTGCTCGCCGTTGTTGTGGATCTCGTCGTAGCTGAGCTTGTAGCTGGGCGCCGGGTTGCCGGTCACCGCGTCCTGCTCCACCCGGCTGAGTGTGCTGCCACCGCGTGGGGACGAGGTGGTCCAACTGGTCTCCAGCGCGTCGCCCTCGTCCAGGATGTCGATGCTGAACGTCGTCGGGCTGGGGTCCACCCCGATCACGAGCGTCGGCTCCGACACCGGGCCGGGCACGCCCAGAGGCCGGGTGGTCACTGGGTACGGCTGCGCTCCGGTGGTGGCCAGCGCGTAGTTCGTGAACTGGGGCCGGTCGTACTCGTCCGGCCCGGTAAGGTAGACCCGGTACGTCGTGTCATCGGCGATGGGGCCGCGGGCCACGTCCACGTCAGTCTCCCACGAGAGCCACGCGTCGTTGAGCAGGTAGATGGTCTGGGCGTCGTTGGCGAGGCTGGCCGTCTCCAGCATGCCGCGCCAGGACTCCAGGTCGCCGGACTGCAGCCGGGCGTTGATCGCCACCTGGGCAGCGTTGGGGGGCAGTGCCCGCGGCGTCAGCCGGGGTGCTTCACCTCGGAACGAGTCGATCGTGATCTTGGCCATGCATCAGAACCCCGGCCGCACGAAGAGCCGCGGGCGGGCCCGCACGCTGCCCGTGTTGTAGCCGCGCTGCTCGTCCGCTTTGGCGTTGTTGATCGCCGACTGGAATTCCTTCTGCCGCTTCAGGGCCTGGCCGTGGTCGGTCCACGGCTGCCGGGGCAGGTCCAGCAAGTACCCGAGCGTGCCGGCCATCAGCGCCAGACTCCACTTCCGGTCCAGCGCGTCGGGGATGGTTGTCGCGGTGCGGATGGGTTGCACTTGCGCCATGACTGTGAGCGTGTAGGCCGCGTCCGGGGTCCGGTGCAGCACCAGGGCGCCCTCAGGGTCGTAGGAGTACCATCGCGGCTGGGCGCTGTCGGTGTTCAGGCACTTGGCCGTGGCGTCCAGCGGGGGGAGTTCCCACTGCTGCCCGCGGCTGTCGGTACCGATCACCTGCCGCACACCGATCACCTCCAGGCCTGCATCCACGGACGCCAGCGCGTACGACGGGTCGTCAGCGGTGGTTATGACGCTAGCCAGGGTCTCGCGCAGCCAGCGCGTCTGCCCGCAGAAGGCCCTGGCGGCGTCCACGTAGGCCCGCGTGAGCGTGGCTGTGGGGCACCGCCGCGCGATCTGCGCGATGCGTGGCAAGGCGTCGGCGATGTTCATTGCATGCCTTCCGAGACGGAGACCTTGGGCGCGATTGCGGTTTGGGCCTTGGTGTTCAGGCCCACGGCCTGGGCCCACTGCTGCATGTGGAACCCGCTCTTGGTCAGGTCCTGGCGCTTGGAGTTCTTGGCGTAGGCCCGGTGCAGCACGTAGTTCACCAGCAGGGGCTGGTAGATGTCGTCCACCAGCAGGTCGTCGGCCGTGCTGGTCACCGCCGGGTGCACCGCGCCGTACATCGTCCGCACCTCACCCGTCCCGTCGTTGGGCGGCGTCACGACGAACCGGCGCGGGTCGCGCGGGTCGGCGGTGTAGTGCTGCACGTCACGTTCGCGGTCGGCGGGCGTGAGGAACCGGTTGCACTCGTCCAGCAGCTCCTTGTCCACTAGGGTCACCGGCGTGCCGCTGTAGGTGTTCTCGAACACGTCGATCAGCGAGATGCCGTCCGCCGGCAACTGCTGCAGCGACCCACCGTCCATCTCGACGTTCTCGCGCTTCGTGTAGAGGTCCGGCTTGACGGCGGAGGTGGCGCGCAGCGCCTCGTTGGTGTAGCGGACCAGTTCCGCGTCCGACCACGCCACCGCCGCAGCATCCAGCAGGGTGCCGCGGGCGGTGGTGACGACATCGGCGACGGTCAGCGCCACGACTTAGCCCAGGCTGTCTGCGGTTTCGGTCTCGGCTGCGGCGTCCGCAGCTTCCAGCGCCTTGAGGTACTTGGTGAAGTCCACGCGCAGTTGCTCCACCGTCTTGCGGGCGTCGAGCGCGTAGCCGTACTCCACGCTGGCGAAGGCGATCAGGTCGTCCTTGTCGGCCGTGGCCACCACGAAGGGTGCCGGCTCGGCGTCGATCACCGCGCGGGCGCGCTTCGGGCCGATGCCGGACTTCAGGTAGTCCATCCGCTCTTTGGCGGAAGCGTTGATGTCCCCGGTGTATACCCGGTAGTCCGGGTTCTTGCGGATGTTCGGCACGTTCGGGAAGAGCCGCCCATCGTTGACGTTGATGCACATCGGGTTCGCCTTGTCCTGTGAGTACCGCTTGGACTTTTGACGTTGGGCGACGGACTGGATCTCTTGCTGGGGGGTGACGGCCATGTGTTTCCTCCAAGGCGCAAGTTGAGGGCCGGGCCTGGCCAGGTGGCCGGGCCCAGGGTTGGATTACGAGCCGGACGGGCTCGAATTGGGCGTCAAGGCGCGAATCTTCATCGGACCCTTGCCGCCACCGGTGGTGACATCGACGGTGGACTTGCCGCTCGGGTACCGCGGCTTGGCCTTGCCCTTGGCCATGTTGAGCTGGTGGGTGACGGTGTCGGGCGGCAGCAGCGCCTGAACGCTCTCGCCGTAGGGGGTGACGATCTTGACCATGTTGGATCTCCTGGTGAAGGTTGTAGTTTGTGGGTTGAGATGCCCGGCCTGAGGCCGGGCTGTTTGCTTACGCCGGGGTCACGACGGCGGTGCCGATGTACTGCCCCTCGATGACCTTGAACCCGAACACCATCAGGCCCTGGATCAGGTACCCGAAGTCGTTCGGATTGTCGATCATCCGGAGCTGCACGATCTGCGACGCGAACGTCAGGCCGGCGCTGTGGCCGAACATCACGTACGTGGCCGGGCCCGGGCTGGTCTGGCGGAGCAGGTTGCGCGACTGGTAGATCATGAACCGATCGATCATCCCGACCTTGCCGTTGCGCAGGATCGAGGTGTTGTCCCCGGCCAGGCTGGCGATCTTCAGGTCGGACTTCTTGATCCGGGCCGTGAACCACGGGGGCACCACCATCCACCGGCCTTCATCGGGCACGTCCTGCTCGTCGAGCACGGTGCCGCAGTCAACCATGAAGTCCAGCACGTTGGTCTTGCTCACGCCGAACGGCGTGGTGCTGTCGCCCAGGTCGATGGCGCTGTCCACGCCCGCCACGCGCCCGCTGTTGTCCGCGGACACCTGGGCCGGGATCGTCTCCAGCACCTCGGCGTCGGCCGCCAGCCGGAGCTGGATGCTGCCGTCGTCGGCGAACACGTTCGCCATGTCGATGTCGGACTGAGCCGCATCGACGGTGTTTAGCGCGACCGCGAACGACTTGGCCTGGTCGATCGTCAGGCTGACGGCCACGCTGGCCGGGTACTCGTTGGCCAGCCCGCCACCGATCGTGTAGTCGGAGACGGTGACATCCGGCACGGTGCGGATGATGACGTTGTTGCCGTAGCCGGTGATCTCACCCTCGTAGTCGGTCGAGGCGATCTCGCCGAATACGGTGGACTTGTAGAACTTCTCGACCAGCTTGCCCGAGTACAACTCGGGGATGAACTTGGAAGCGGACCCTACGGTGTAGTCAGTTTGACCGGAGGACCGTGCGACGCCGATGGACATGGTGTTTCCTTGGTGGTTGGCGCGTTACCCGGCATGTGGCCGGAATCACTGCCCCAATCGCCGCTCGAACTCCGCACGCTCTTGATCCGTCACGTACCCTGGCTGACCAATCCGCTTCGTCGCTGCCCGCTTGTAGAACTCCGAAATCTCTTTCGGACTCGGACGTCCCGTGGCGCTGGCACCTGGCTGACGGCCGGGAGGTACATCCCCGGTCGGCTGGGCGCCTTTGCCGCGCGGCGCCACAGGGGGCGTCGGTGTTGGAGCAGGTGCCGGCACGGGCTGCAGCGTGGCTTGGTACGCCTTGAACATCCTGGCCACCCGGGGCGCGTCGCGCCGACCGTTGTGCCTGTCCAAAGTAACCTGCCGCTGCTCGCCGGTGTCGTCATCCGTTTCCGCCAACCACTCCAACCACGCCTGGTCCTTGTCGATAGCAAGGCAATCGGGGACCAGTTCCAGCAGCTTGGCGATGTAGCGTTCCTGGGCATCGTCCTCCGCGGCTCTCGCTGCGGCGGCTTGCTGCTCCTGGATCGGCTTCAGGGCCTCCTGGGCGCTGTCTTGGGCGACCTTCTGCGCCGTGGCGATCATCGCCTGGCACTTCGCTTCGCCCAGCGTCTCGATCTCATCAGCGGTGAAATGCTTCGTGAGATCGACTGGTGTTTGTGGTTGCGCGGCTTTCAGGTCACGGACCTGCTCCTGCAACTTGGTCATCTCCTGGCGATGCAACGCTTTCTCGGTCCGGCGTTCCTCCGCGATGGCGGCCAACCGTCCTGAGATTGAGCGGTTCTTCTGCTCAAGATCACCGATCTGCCGGAGCAGATCCTGGATGGTCGGCAGCACCGGTGCGGTGGGTGCCAAATCGACGGGCGGGGCCGTCGTTACAGGAGGGGCTGCGTTCTCGGTCGGGGGTGCCTCAGTTGCCTGGGGCGCAGCACCGGTCGGGTCCGCGGGATCTTGTCTCCGGTCCTTCTTGCCGTACTGCTCGTCGAGCTTCGTGCTCTTGCGCAGTACCGCACGGGGGAGGCGTGTGGTGTTCAACGTGGCGTCAGGGGCCATTAGTCAGGTCTCCGCGAGCAGGACACGCAAGGGTCCAGATGTCGCATGCTCGGGGGAGGCGAGACGCCCCTGCCCAGCCTGTTTACGCCGTCAGCCGGGGCGCACGGGGCGCGGACTGGGGCGCAGATTTGGCGCTGAGTTTGGCGATCAGCCAGTCGAGCCGGCCTGCGTCACCTTGCGCCCGGTACATGCCCTGGTCGCTCAGTTTCCGCAAACTCTGCTCTACGGCCGCCAGCTCGGCGCCGAGGATCTCTTGCAACGACCGGGCGTCGGGGGTTCGTGAGAACCGCTCCAAGAACGCGAGCTGGTCGTTGGTCAGTTGATTCATTGGGGTGGATTATGCACCAGGCGCCTTGGGCGGGGCCAGCCGGGCCGCCACCGCGGTCTTCACGATGTCGGCCGTGAGTTGCGCCCCCTGGCCCTGGCCTTCGCGCTGGGCGATGCCCTGCTCCTTGGCGGCCTGGATCTGCATCTGCATCTGCAGTTGGGACTGCTGAGCCTGCTCCTGCGCCTTGGCCTGCTCCTGCATGCGCTGGCCCATGGCCTCGGCGCTGGGCACCAGGTCCATCGGCAGTTGCATCACGGCCGCCACCTCGCGCAGCGTCTCCAGGATCGCCTCGTTGCCGAGGATGTTGGCCAGCAGCGGGTTGGTCACCAGCGTCAAGAACTGCAGCCGGCGTTGCTGCATGGATTCGCGGATCAGGATCGCCGCCGCACCGCGCGGCACCACGATTGAGTCGCCCTTGATCGTGCGGTCCGGGTTGTAGAGCATCTCGTTGACGAACGTGTTACCGATCGTCGGCGCGATCACATTCGCGTCGATGTTCCCGATGCTGCGGCGCAGACCCTTGGCCGAGTTGTTCATCAGCGTGTGCAAGCCGCTGGCCGTGTCCGCGCTGCCGCCGGAGCGCTCGTTGCCGTAGGCGTAGCGCGGGATGCCGGTGCTGTCGTCGGCCTTCAACTCCCACTTCTCCAGCGCCGCCATGAGGTTGACGCTGTTGTCGTTGGGTTGGAAGAAGCCCACGCCCGGGTTCACGCCTTGGGTCGGGTCGCTCTTGAGCTGGAACATCTTCCACGGGAACAGGTCCAACGACTGCTCGCCGTCCGCCAGGCGGTCGTTGTGGATCCAGCCCATCGGCCCAGAGGCGATGGCCCAGTTGTTGGCCATGGCGCACACCAGCCCGTTGCACATCTTCTGCGGCGTGGAGGCCAGTTCCGGGATGCTGCGGCCCCAGAACGCGCCCGGGATGGCGTCATAGCACGCCTTGTGGTACGGGCGCTGCTGCATCGGGTCGGTGTTCAGCGACGCGTAGAGCACGTAGGAGCCGCACAGCAGCGCGTTGCATTCGTACTCGCGGGTGTCCTCCAGGTCGCCGGTCACACCCCAGGACTTGAGCTTCCAGCCCGGGACGGACCCCCAGTAGTTCAGGGCGTCGATCACCCCAGGGGGCGAGAGCCACATGTACAGGGTCTCGTGTTCGAGCTGCTGGCGCTCGGATTCCGTCCACAGCCACCCTTCCAGGTGGCCGTTGGTGTAGTCCATCAGCGCGCTGTCGATCTGGTCGTCGCGGTACCCGGGCAGGCCCTTGAGGTCCCAGAGTTCACTGCGCTGGAAGCGCACGCGCTCGATGAAGTCCCCGGTCTGCGGGTCCTTGGCGGCCGGGGACGGGAACGCGTCGAACGGGCTGACCCGTTCCCAAGTCTGCGCGGCGTCGTTGGTGACGTGCGGTGCGAAGCCTTCACCCCAACTCAGGCGCTTGTGCCGGGCGTAGAACGGGCCCTTGAGGATCGCGGCCGGATAGGTCACGAAGTCCTCGATGAACTCGTCCATCGCGTGCTCGTAGCCGCCCTGGGCGAGCCGGTCCGCGATGACCTTCTCCATGCGTTTGGCCCGGGTCTCGGCGATCTTCACGAACGTGGCCTCGGCCTCGTCGCGCAGCTTCTCACCCAACTCCATCACCATGTCGCGAAAGTCGCCCGGCTCCAGCGGCTCACCGCCGCTCTGGACGATCTGCTGCATGGTCTGCTGGGCCTGCTTGAGCGCCTTCTTGACCACGGCATTCTTGACCTCGGCCGGTAGGTCGGGCATCGGCGTGGCGGTGACCCCCCACGGCTGCTCACCTTCCGGCAGCACGATCTCGCGGATCCAGGCGGAGGCCGCACGACACTTCACCTCGGTAAGCGGGTGCCACACCAGGTTGCCGCCGCCCATGCCCTCCATGATCTGGATTTCCTGGGGGCTGTAGATCTCGCGGCGGGCACGCAGGCAGGCCAGCAGTTTCTGGCCGATCCGCTCCTTGGCGAGCTTGTTCCGGTTCCAGGCCAGGCGCACGTGGCCGGCGAGGGCCGACTCGGCCGCCGAGCCCTCAATGTCCGTGGTGGGCTGCGGGAGCTTCTCCTTCTCCGCGTCCAGCACCTCCTGGAGGCCCATCCGCTGCACGAGCGGGTTGCCGCCACCCTCTGGCCGCGGGTCGAAACGCCGACCGCCGGTCTGCGGGTCGGTGCTGGAGGTGAGCGTGGGGCGGGCTGCGAGTGCCATGGGACCGGATTATGCACACGTCGCGGAACGGCGGTCCAGAAAGAGAAACCCCGGCGCGTGGCCGGGGGTTCAATCGTCACGAGGACGGCGCCTTGGAGAAAGCGACGCCAGTGTACCAAAGAAAACGGCCCGGGGAGGGCCGTAAGTGAGCAAGAAAGAAGAAAGGACCTGCGCAGTGTGACTCAGGACTCGGGGGTTGTCAAGCAGTGGGTGGTGGAAGTCAGGAGGTCCTCGACCAGACCACGGTCCGGCGTTTGGTGGGGATGACCTTGGCCCTGGTGATGGTGACCTTCACAAGGTCCGGGCAGAAGCTCAGAGCTAAGGAGTCGGCGCGGTCTGGCGACTTGCCGCCGTTTTTCTTCTGGTCCTTCTTGCTCTGCAGCGCAATTCTGAACCGGTCGTCGTGGCCGTAGTCCAGGCTCGTGAGCTGGTTGCTCAGGTCGTCCTCGTCCGGGATCTGCCCGCTCTCCAACCACTCCCGCATCTTGCCCCAGCACTCGCTGCGCTGGTTGCGGTACTGCTTGTCGTCGCTGGCCGGCACGCCCCACTGGATCGGCATGAGGTGCGGCAGGCCCTGCATGCGGCGCAGCGCCGAGTCCAAGTCCGCCCCGTTGCCGATGGCGTCGTACACGATGCACGAGATCGGCCCCTCCTTGCGACACAGCTCGAACACCCTGCCGGCCAGGTCCACGCCGTCGAAGCCCTGCAAGGAGACCTGCAGCAAGACCTTCAGGCCCTGCCGGACCGTGATGACCGACGAGTCGTCCCCGAAGCGGGCCGGGTCGATGGCCATGATCTTCGGGTACGCGCGGTAGGTCTCGGGCTTGAGCCGGCGGCGGCGGGCATTGAACACCAGCTCGGGCGAGATGAAGTTGCTGTAGCCGGCCCGTGGGAACATACCCTTGACGTGCACCCGCACGAAATCCGAGTCCTCACCCTCCTCGTCGATCCACGCCTGGATCTCCTCCTTGTTCGTGAAGCTCACCTCGCGGCTGTCCACCCGGGTCACGACGTTGCGGTTGGGCTTCGTGCACCGGTTGAAGAACATCCCGGACGTGCGCGTCGGATTGCCGTAGCGCAGCCACAGGATCTGAGTCTTCGCGTCCGTGAGGGTCCCGCGCATGCCCTCCCAGATCTTGTCGCTGATGGCGGACGCTTCGTCGAAGATGACGATCAGCCGCTTGCCCTGGTTGTGCAGGCCGTTGAACGACTCGGTGTTCGACTCGCTCCACGGGATCGCATCCACCCGCCACGCCTTCTCCCGCACCTTGTCGTTGGCGATGTAGATGCTGGTGGCCGTGAAGGTGAACAGGTCCCTGGCGATGAAGAGCTGGTGCCACTTGCTCAACTCCGCCCACGTCTTGGTCCGGAGTTGCGAGTCGGTGTTGGCGGTCACCACGCCGCGGGTGTCCTTGTGGGTGCTGACCGACCAGAGGATCAGCCACGACACCAGCGCCGACTTGCCCACCCCGCGGCCAGCCACCGTGTCCTCCTCGATCACGCAGCCCTGCGCGGGGCTGGCGGCTCCGGTGCGCAGGCGCTCCCCAATGCGCTTGAGCTGCGCCTCCTGCCACGGCTGCGGACCGGCCTGGTCTTCGAGCGAGGTCCCGAACTCACCCCACGGGAACGCCCACATCACGAAGCCGTAGGGGTCGTTGCAGTACCGCTCCAGCCCGTCCATCACGCGGTCCAGGGCTGTGCCTTCAATGGCGGCGTTCATGGCGTCTCCTGGACGGATCGGGATTCGAGAAGCGATTTGAGGTGGCCGTACGGCCGTAATCCCTGCCGGCAGACCGGGCAGCCGTACGGCCGTTGAGGTGACGGCGCCAGGAGGGCAGCCTCTAATAACCAATCCCCTTGCCTTGGTACGAGGCGTCTTCCAGCAGGTCCTCGGCCACGTCCGCGGCTGTGCCTTCCGGCGGCTCTGCAGCCAGTTGCGACCGCACCCGGCCGGTGGCCAGGCTGCGGCACAACGTGTTGCCCACTCCCGTGGCCTTGGCTTTGAAGTCGGCGGCCGGTTGCAGTTCGGCGACGTGAGTGGTGCCGCGCAGGGCGGAGGTGAAGTTCGGGCTGCGCTTGCTGTAGTCGTAGGCCATGGTGGTGTGCTCCGGAGTTGGGGACCGTGAGGAAGAGGGTCAGGACCCGTAGTCTACGGCCCGGGGCTCGCGGATGACCGCATCCTCGATAGGCTGCGCTGGAGCAGTGCCGTGCATCCGCTTCTGGGCCCGGTCCAACCGATCGGCCAGGGCGCTAGCGAGCGCGTTCACTCCGTCACCCTCGTCACCCACCAGCTTGAAGTGCTTGGCCAGCAGGGTGAGGGCCGACATCCGGTCCGACATCCGCAGCTTCTTGACGCTGGTCACGCTGCGCATGCCCTCGGTCTTCGTGCGCTCCACCTTCGTCTCCACGTCCACCGACGAGATCGCCATGGCCGTGTCGTCGTCGAGCTGGTTGATCGGCACCATGCCGCCCTGGTCGTCGAACGCCCGGCGGATGTCTGCGAAGGCGATCCGGCCGATGGCATGCATGACCTTGCCGGCGGTGATGTCCGCGGCGGCCAGGCGTTCCGCCGTCTTCCTCTGTACGGCGGCGGCTAGCACGGGGTCTGAAGTGCGGCGCGCGGCGGGGTGGTGCGCGACCAGCTCTGCGGCTTGCAACTCTGGGTTGTTCCATGCGGCAGTGCGCTCGGCGTACTCGGCGGTCTCCTCTTCGATGCTCTGGAGCCGCTGCTCTGCATCCAGGCCTCCGGCCCGCTCTGCGGCGGCGCGCTTCCGGATGATATTGCTGCTTTTGGCAGGCTTTTTCGCTGGAGGGCGCTTCGGAAGTAGCGATTTGAGGTGGGCAGCAATATCGTCCATGGAAATTCAGAAAATAATTTCTGCAATTTTTAGCAAAGTGACACTTTCTGACGCTGATTCCAAGTTTGGGGTTTCCGGTTTTCGGTTTTCGGTTCGGGACTTGGACAGGCTATAGGCCTAGGAGGGGGTGAGGGGCTTCCTGCCCAGCGCCCTCCTCCCCCTACCTCCCCACCCCCTCCTAAATCACAAGCCCTGCCTCCCCAGCCACGCCTCGTTGTGCTGAACCATCACAGCCTGAATAGCCGCGACACACGAAGGGATATTCGTACGTTCGAGGTCATCGATCAGGCCCCTCTGGAGCATGTGATCCACAAGCTCTGTGGTCGCGTGCACGGCTGCCTTGTGCGTGTCCTTTATGTAGCCCGCCGCAGGCCATTGCACGGCCTTGGCGGCCCCAGATGGGAAGGTGCAGAGCACGCCTCCGTGATCGCGATTCGTGAGGTGGTCCAGTCTTTGCAGGCGCATGGCGTAATTTGTCAGTTCAGGGTGACGATTCGTGGCTTGGGTGACATGGTACGCAAGAAGCATACCACGGATGCAGATTTTCGGCTCAGGGCTCAGGGCTCGGGGCTCGGGGCTCGGGGTGGGTTGCAGAGGTTGCAGAGGTTGCAGAGGTTGCAGAGGTTGCAGAGGTTGCAGGGGCTAGGCATGTGTCGTGCATATGTCTGGGCATCCAACCCACAAGGATCCACAACATGACCACTCAAGACTACGGCTACCTGCAACACAGCGCAGGTTCTGGCGGCCCGTTCCGCACTGAGCGTGTGCCCGTGCGCTGCGTCGGCACTGGTAGCGAGTGGCATGCACGCTTTGAGGGTCGGTGGAGAACGGTGCACATGCAAGTCAACCGGCTCTATATCGTTTATCAAGGTAAACGCATCACGATTCAAATTGACGGTGTTTGACTGGCACGATCCCTGCTTATCTACTCTCATTCAGCCGGAGCCCACATCTTGACCACTACCCCGATCCTCGACTTCGTACGCAACCAACACAACGCTTTCTTCAAGGCCATGGCTGTGCAGGGGGGCCGGTGGCACTTGTACCGAATTCCGGGCACTGACCGCTTCCCTCTGCTCAGAGAAGACTCGCAACGGGACGTACCTATGGTGATCGCAGTGCCGAACGTGCAGGCCATGACGGCCCACACGCTTGTCTGCAAACTTCATGCACTTCTGCGCACCTGAAAGCCCACACCATGAACCACTACTCACTCATACAAGCCGCAGCGGCTTGGACTCGTTGCCTTCGCAATGACCCGACCCGTCGGCACCTCGCACGCAACTACGCGTTTGAAGCGCGTAGGCAGATTGGCGCGATTGAACTCCGGAGGGCCGTAGCATGATTCTCATTTCAGTTGCAAGAACTCGCTTCACAACAGGCGTTACTGGACCTTGACGTTTCGTGCGGTTGGGTTGGTCTAACTCTTGCTTCTCTACTCGCAACCTCACTGAAAGCACATCATGCATTGCAACGCTACTCTTGCCCGAGGTTTTGACACCCTGCGCACGTCCATTGCGCACCGTGCGGCGCAGAAGCCCCGGGTTTCGTTGAATCAGGCGCACCCTTACGCGTGCATGGGGTGGAATGGTTCACAACCTGTGATCGTTGCATTCGAGCCGCGCACATTGCCTGTGCGCACTGTCTACATTGCCAAGGTGAACCATGACGGATGGTTCGCCGACTGCGAAGGCACGGGTGATCGTGGTGTGATTCAGGGTGTCATTGCACACCTCTCGCATGGCCGCATGCTCGCCGGCTATCACCACACGGACACGGGTGAGTGGGTTCTCTTCTGCGATGTCATTTACACCGAAGTGTCAGAAGCTACTGGTATGGCCGATGAGCACGCGCGTGTGTACGCCGAACAAGAGCAGGAGCACGACGCAAAATTCCGCGCGATGTGCGCTGCGGAAGGTCTTGTCGAAAGCCACACCACTGACGCACAGGATGCCATTGCTGCGCGCAATACCTCGTCACGCAACCGTCAGCAGGCACGTGACGCTATCGAAAACCTACGGCAGTCACGCATTGAATGTGAAGCCGCAACCAAGGCTTACGACGCTTGATGGCACGCATCGTGCTTCTCTCTCCTCAAAGGAACCCAATCATGACCCTCTTGCAAAAAGCCATCACTTTCGCGCGCATGATCGCCCGCACTGACCTTGCCCGCGCAGTGCGCGCGCTGCAAGCGGCTGGCGTAGCCTTCGCATCGGCCTGTCATTACGCGCTGCATTGCGCACGTGGGGCGCGGGCATGACCACTATCAAAGTCGCACCCTACTTCCAGCCTCTGCAGGTTCGCAAGGGCGGTATCGTGTCCCACCACGCTGCACGCGGCGGCATCGTTACCGGGCGCATCGTTGAATCGCTGGAATCGCGCAGCGCCTTTGCACGTGCTTACGGGGTTCGAGTCTCCTTCACCGATGGTGCCTCGTGCTGCGTGAGCGATATCGTGACGTACGAACCGCCCCGCAAGCTCACCCCGTCCGGCCTGCGTGCCGAATTGCTGGCTCGGAACAGTGAATCGCGATTCTTCAGTCGCGAGAACATGCGCTTTGCCGGTGACACCATGCGCAACTACGGTGTTCGCCTCACCACGATCAATGACGGGGTGCAGGTGTTTGAACTCTACCGCCGCAGGCCTGTGAAGCACGGCTTGCAATCGTCGGCCTACTTCACTGCCGACACCTTCACTCAAACCTGGATCCAATCGTGAAACGCAACCTCACCAAGACCACCCCCACCCTCACGGGCGACGTGTCGGAC